GCCTATAATATCTTCCATGCTTTATCTTTTATCTCGCTATCTTTAGCGATGGATTCAAAATAATTCATGAGTTCGTCTATCGTCTTCACTCGGAGATACGCTTTTTCTCGCTCTGTCGTATCACCTTCGTTAGAGTAGATAATTCGGTTTAATTGGTTATCTCTTAATTCCTTAACCACTTCATTGAAGTGTGGGTCATTAAGCAGATTCCGTATTGCTTCCTGTCGTGTCATTGTTAGTTCCTAGTAGATTGTCAGCATAGTTATTTAAGAACCTTGCTGCACCATATGAAGTCCTTGGGTCACTGTAGTAGTCACCATATGGATTGTTCAAAAGATTTGCCTGAGTAGGCTGAAGTATGTCTCCATATTTATCACCATAGGCTTCGTTAGCTGCAAGATACAAGCCAACATTTTCTATTGGTTTTGGAACATACTTAGGAGTATTAGCATATAAATATGCCATAGACGGAGTATATTGTGTTGGCCCATTTTCAGGTGTAAATGCAGTAAACCCTTTTACATTTACATCATCGGTAACAGGTCTAAATGCCTGACCACCTATTTCGATAGTTCCTTCTGCACGATTAGAACCACCACCACCCGTACCATAGCCATAGCCATAGAAACCACCCATATGGCTAGGAGGAGAAGAAGTAACAGTATAAGGCTCATACATATAGTTATCACGATAGTAATATCCTGTATCACCTACCTCTTGCAAAGATGGATACTTGGTACTATTTTTAAGACCTAGTATTTCATTTGTATTTATATTGTAAGTAACAGGTTGTGTAGAAGTAGCTGGTACCACAGGAGCATCAAAATTAAATCCCATTCCGGGATCAGTAGCAGTTAATCCTAATTGGTTAGCTATACCTTGTGGAATTGGACCAGCCATTATTTATTTATTCCTTGATTAGCAATGTTATTAATTTTTTCTAAGGCTTCCATAATCATCTTAGTTTTATCAGTAGTTGCCTTTTCACCTTTACTAGAAGCATCTAACTTAATCTTGAGTTCTTTTAATGCAAGATCAGCAGTTTGTTGCACTTCTTTTTGTTTTAACTCAAGTGCATCTTTTGCTGCTTCGAGTTCCATTTGCTCACGATCAAGAGCTAACTTAGCCTGATCTGTTTGTGCTTTCAGTTGAGCTTTTTCTCTTTCAACTTGAGCTAAGATCATTGCAGCTTCTGTGTTGGAATCAGGTTGATCAGGTTGTGGCTGTGATAATTGTTCATTCATTTCAGGTGTTATTTCATTCATAAACTCTGAAGCATCCTTGAATCCAGCCATATGAATAAACTTAGCCATTGTGTCTCTGTACTGCTTAATGTTGACTAGAGGATTGGATAATCCATATTGTTGTAAGATCTGTTCTTGTTTTTGTAAGATCATAGCCATAGTAGATAACTGCTCTTGTCTTTGACCTGTACCTAAACCAACATTAATTGTTACATTGTAATTACTGTTCCATTCTCTAGGATCAAATGGAATAAACTCACCATTGATACGAATGATACTTACATAACAAATGTAAAATGCCTCTAAATAAAGAGGTAACGCCAGTCTCTGCAAATATTCGAGCAATTAGTTCCAATTTGCCCGTGGATGCTGCCGACATCGCAGAGACGGCTGCGGCAGTAACATTTTGCAATACATCAGGATCTAGACCCTGTTGTGAGTCTGAAATACCTGTTCGTTTTGCTTGAATTGCATCTAAGTATTCCAACATCGGAAATGATTGACCAGCACTAGACTGAACTGTCATCGGTACTAAAGCTTGTGGATTTTTAATCCTTACCACACCACCAGCAGTAGATGTTAATAAGTCATCTAAGTTAACTTGACCCTCAACTGCACCGACTCGATAGTTGTTAGTAAGGTATAAGTTATCTAGCATCTGTCTAGTAATCGTAGACTTAATTAACTGTAAGTCCATTGCACGATCAGCTAAAGAATGACCATAAAATTTATGAGGAATCGGTATTGGGCAGATAGAGTGGAATGGGTTGTAATCACATTCATCTTCTTCTAAAATTTCTGTACTTGCATAGACAACTCGTTTGTATTCAGCAATACCATCATCATCGTCATCTACTTTGAGATAACATTCGTAGACTTCAATCAGTTGCATGGTCTCATCTTGAGAATCCATATCATGTGGTTGCTCACCACGAGTGTATCGAGCGATTCGCTCAGGACTAAACTCTAATGCATCACCAGCAGGTAAAGACATGACTACATCTTCATCATAACCCATAGCAATTAATTCACTACGAGTACACATTTTACGATGTGCAGTAAATGGTGAGTCAGCAATCGTTCTTGCTCGTTTAGAAATTAAGAACTCTTCAGGTGGTACATTTTCAATAACGACCTTACCTTTATTTTCAGATCGTTTGAGTTTTACATTGTAGTAGTATTGATATTGAGCTGGAATTAAAACGTCACCTTCAGGTCCCGTGACTTCTTCCATCACTAATTTTTCAATAGATTCTTTTTCTACAACTTCAACTTCTTCATCTTGCATAAGAATTGCAAGTTCGTCTTCAGAAAGATATTCGTATTCTTCTTTCTTAACATCAATCTTATCTTCCCAGTAGCATTTAATTACACCAACTTTTTGTAGTAATGCATCCTTGAACCAATTGTGCATGATAAGAAAGCCATCATTGTCTTTATTAAATACCCAATTTGCATATTCACTAGCTTGTTTTGCAAAAGGGCCATCGCCTTCATTAACTGGCTCGAACTGGACAACTTTATCTCCTGATGCAAATAAACGCATAAGTTGAGGTAGTGCACCATCAACGACTTCGGCTACTTCACCAGTGACAATTTGAGATTTACCTTCTACCTCATTACCATAAGGTTCACGAAGATAGTACTCTAATGCCTGTTGTCGCTCATCTGTTGTTTCAGATTCGACATAGCCAATAGCATCTTCGATCTCATTGTCTAATATTGCTTTTAATTTTTCACTCATTATACGATCCAATTATTGTTAACTTCTAATGGTCTATGCCATTGTTCAGCAGGAGATTCATCAAGACCTATTGCTAAGTATCTAAAAGCATCTGAGGCATGAGAACACCAATCATGTAGTGGTCTGTCGTGGAAGACGTTTCTTTTTTCATCAAACACTCTTCTATAATTACGAAGAGCATCGATACCCAATTTTGTTTTTTCAGTATCAAACCAACAACGAGGTAATATACGTCGTACAGCTTGAATACCATCTGCGACATTAAATTTTGGTGCAATGTTTACAGATAGACCTGCATCTTCTAACATTTCTTGCCTAGATTTACCTGTACCTAATTCCCGGACAGCTACATCGTGTGGCAAAATATGTGTGGCATACATCCAATCGTTTTCTTTTAACCATGTAACATAGTAATCAAGCCCTACCCCATGGTTTTCAACATAATCGACTAAACGTATTTCTTTGTTTACTAACTGTGCTACCCAAATAGCAGTAGAATCAGCCATACCTAAGTCCCAAGCTGTGTATGTTCTAGCTAGGTCATCACGCTCGATTGGAACAAATCGACCTTTTTCTTCAAGGTCATGCATTATTTTAGAATAATAAGAACCTTCAACAGGAGCTTGGAATGAACACTCAAACTCTTGCATGTATTTATCTTCGCCCATTTCATCGTAAGCCGCTTTTAATTCGTCTTTGTTGAGGATGTCAGTTTCAGAAGCTCTAAACTCTAATAATGACCATCCATCGTTTCGTTCACCACGATCTCGAAGATCTTTAAAATGGTTTTGACCTTTAGGTGTACCCATTGCCATACAGTAACCTTGTCGATCAGCTAGGGCAGGTCGTAAAATTTCAGTAAATAAAGAAGGGTTAACGTCACCTATCTCGTCAATAACACATCCATCAAGATAGATACCTCGAAGAGAGTCAGGATTGTCAGCTCCATAAAGAGATATCCTCCGACCCATAAAATCCACTCGTAATTCTGCAATGTTAGCCTTTCCCCCAAGTGGTCTTGTATATTCCGTCAAGTAATCCCAAGCTACTCTCTTCGCTTGGTTATACGTTGGTGCAATATAGGCA